ATCAAATACGTGATTTAATATAGGACAAGGTATTTCTTGAACAGCACCAGCAAATCTAAAGAATTGGCCATCGGCCATCCAATATGCAACGTCATCTATTACTATTGCACTATTTAATCCAACAGCTCCACAGTCATTACCTAATTGACGAAAGCCAAATATAAAAGGTGGACCAATGAAAGACATTGAATGTAATGTTGTATCTGTCCATACAAGTATAGTTCCTTTAGCAGGTTTAGCTGTTCTTATTTCACTACCACCTGCAATTCTTTGTGAACCCGCTGAGTTAGTTGCATTAGGCGCCCAAAAATTATAATTTTCTTGATCTGACCATCTTATAAATAATTTATCTTGTGTACTAGGTGTACCAATAGTCGTTTCTGTTCCCATACAAATTAAATGTCTAGTTTCTGTTGATACTACAGATAAAGAAGAAGATGTAGGAGCATTAGCAATAACTGTAGCTGGATTAGCAGTCATACCGCCTGATTCGTCCCATTCGTAAGTAGCTCCATCTCTAACTGTTAAAATTAAATCTTCTCCCCAATTATTTAAAGACCACTGTCTCATATCTAATATAACTTCTGAAGTAGAACGAGCTACATTCCATGCTTCTGCTGAATAAGTACCAGCTGACCAACCATATCCAAATGTTTGAGTTGTAGGACCAATATTTAATTGATAAGATATATCAGCATTAGCTGAATCAGTAACAGTTGATGTAGCTGTTCCTGGTGTCGTAATAGTATAAGCATCCGCATTATTAACAGATATTATTTCAAATTCATTTTCTAAATCAGTAGTAGTAATACCTCCTACATTTGCTGATACATTACTTATGGTTATAAATGATCCTAAAGTTGCTCCATGAGCTGTATGATTGACTATTACATTAGAGCTAGTATCTGTAGTAGTAAAAGTAGAAGTTAAACTATTAGATTGCCTAATAGGTGTAATATCTTGATTAGTACCACTTTGATAAGCATAAACTTTTTTATCTCCGCCAATAGATTGATAACGTGTACCATCTAAACTAATCCAAGAAGCTATAGCTGCTGGTCTTCCTACATAATAGTCTTGACTAAATTTAGTCCATCCACCTATTTTTTGTGGTAAACCTTTTCTAAATCTAACTTTATCACAATCTGTCCATCTACCTTCTGCACCTGTTTCGGTGTTTTCAGTATCTAAACCAGGTTGAAAATTTAATTGAGTTAATGGCATAACAAAATTATACAATAAATTTTGTAAAATAGTAGTGTTTTATTTTAAGATTTTCTAAACCAAGCAGGTAAACCTAGTAAAGGTCTTTTATCTAATGCGTTTTCTTTAGCTATTTTTGAATTAGCTTTATTATAATGTAAAAAAACTTGAGCACAATCTTTACCTCTAAATTCTTCTCTCCAATGTTCTAACTCGCAACCAGAATAAATTAACATATCTCCTGGTTTTAAATCTATTTTAATTCCTGCTCTACCTGTGTTTCCAGTAGGATCTAAATATATAGGCCATGGATCTCCTCCTAAATTTAATGTGGTAGATATTTCACAACTAAATCTATCTTTATGTCTAGTAAGAACGTCACCTTGTTTATAAATTCTTGCAAACGAATATGTTTCAGATAATTTTAATTTTGTATGTTTTTCCATAATAGGTTTTACTTTTTGAAGTAAAGTTTCCATTACAATATCAGCATAATGTGAATATGTATTTGGAACTTGTTCATCATTCCAAACTCCAAAATATTCTGTAAAAGGTGATATGTATTTACTATCAAATAAATGTTTAGCAACTTTTCTTTTATTTAAAAAATATTGATATGTAAAATCTGCTAACTCTTTTGATATGGCTTGTTTTAAAACAGAGTATTTATTTTTATTAAATGACATTCTAGTTCTCCTTTTCTTTAAATGTTATAACTAATACTAATCTATATCCTTTAGTAGGAAAAAAATGGTAATGAGGTAAGTAATCAAATAAAACACCTTTATTTTTTTTAGGTGTTATTTCTTTTAATTTTTTATTCTTTTTATTTAATATAACCGTTTTAGCATTTTCATCACTATCATTTAAATAAATTAATATTTGTTTATGTTTATAATTATGATCGTAATGAATAGGACATTTTTTTTTAGAGTTGTTAACTGTTAGATTAATTGATGCCCTATATATCTCAGCTTCTTTTATTTTAAATTTAGAAAAAATAAAACTAAAAATTCTTAAAAAATTTTGATAATAAATTGACTTGTATCTATTTTCATCTGGTGGTGTTGTTTCTTTTCTTTGAATAATACAATGTTCAAAATAAAAATCTTTTTTCTTAAAAATAGGTACTGAGTTATTTTGAAATACAAAAGATAGTTTTTTATCAATTATTAAATTATTAATAATTTTTAAATCGTTAGGATGAATTATATTATTTTTTTCTACTATCATATTAATTCTAATTGAAATTTATTATTTAATGCTTTTTGATTTAAAGCTTTTACTACACCATGTTTAAATTTTATTAAAGGCACATATAATCTATCGCCTTCTACGTATTTGCATTTATTTGGTATATTAATTTTATATTCATCTAAATTCCAAGATAAACTTGGGTGGCATAAAAAATGTATAGGTTCTCCACAAAACCAAGTAAGTTTTGCATTTTTATTTACATGATTATTTAATAATTCATAAATAAATTTATAAAGTCTAACATTGGTTTTATCTTTATAAGTATCAGTAGGAGCATCATCAAAAAATATAGAATCAAATTTTCCTAAATTTTTTAATTGTTTTTGCCAAAAACCTTTAATAATATTTACTTTATGTTTTTGTTTTTTAGACCATTCTTTTACTTCTTTAATTAAAAAAGGTTCAATTATTGTATGTGATTTTATATTATATTTTTGTATTGCGTCTGCGGAATAACCTAAACCAAAACCTATTTCTAAAACATTTCCTTTAGGTTTTAATTTTTTAATTAAATATTCCATGTAAGGTTTTTCCCATTCCATCATAACTTGAAAAGGTTTACCTTCTAAAGAAGGATCAATAATTATTTGTTCATTATTTTTGTCTTTACTTTTTTCTAACTGCATCTAAAACACCTTTTGGTATAGCTTGTGCGTTCCAATGAATAAATCTAAATGGTTCATATCCTAAATCTACAGTAAATTGATGAGGCATATATGATGGAAAAAATATCATTCTACCAGGCAATGGTTGATAATGAACATGAGATGAAGCAAAAGAAATTTTTGTTTTATCTTTTTCTGGTAAAAGATTCATCATATTACCTTGTCTAGGGTCTTCAAATAAAGGCGCAGACGTTTTTTTACTACCTTTTAAAAAATAAAAACCAGAAATATGTCCGTTCCAATGTGTATGTAAAGCATGATGCCCGCCGCCTTTTTTTGCAAATTCTTGCACCCACATTTCAGTTATAAAAGTTTCGTAATTAGTTAAATCAAAACCCATTTCACCTAATAAATTATGACAAGTTGCTCCTATATAATTTTGTAATTCTTCAAAACCTTTTTGATTTATTAAAGAAGTCGAATGATATACAAGTCCTAAATCTCCTTTATCTCCAAATTCTTTAGTTCTTTTTTTCTCTATATGTTTCATTGATTCTTTAGAAGAAACAATAAATGGATCTGACGCTGCATTTAATTCAGTCACATGTTCAGGTGCATCTGCATACCAAATAGGACAAGCAAAATATTGTTCTAAATTTAATTGAGCTGGTAATGTTTTTTTCATATTTCTCCTTTTATTTAAATGGCCAACCTAAATTCCAAATTACTAAACTGTTTCTTTCTCCACTTTTCACTGGACATACTCTATGCCATATATGAGAAGGAAATACAACTAAAGATCCTTTAGGTAATATTTCATTACATTTAACAATATTTTTTTTACCAGGCATACCATTTCTTAAATCAAATTCAAGTTCTCCACCTTTATATTCTTTTGGATCAGATAAAGAAACAGTAACAGATAATTTTCTAATTTTTCCATTTGCAGGATCTTCTTTATTTTTTTTATAAGGTCTATCCCAACTATCACAATGCCAATCATAATATTGGCCTTTAGAATATTTTGTAAACTGACAAGCCTCAGACCAATGCCATTCAAAATTCCAACCAGCTAATTGATTGGCTTTATTTACATAAGGTTGTATTTCATTATATATCCAACGATCATTCAACCAAACAATATTTGAATTTCTTTTTTGTTTTAAATCTTTAATTTGCTTTGAATTTAATTTTTTATTTCCAAATTCACCAGTTATTCCCATTTGATCTTTCATTTGATGACCATATTTTACAATATCATCACAAATTCTTTCAGGAATAACAGATTGAAAATACCAATATTTATACAATAAATTCATTTATGTATTTTCTAACTTATTTAAGTAAATTTAAAACAAATTAAATATTACTCAGCAGTAGATATCCAGATAGAAGAAGTTGGATCCCATTCAAATACATTTGGTGTTTCTTCCCAATCTCTTGCTTTCCATTTTTGCGCTGTATCATCCCAAGTAATACTATATTCAGCTCCGTCTCCATAAGTTGTAACACTAGGATAAGCAACTGGTCCTTGCCAATCACCATTAGCATCTAATGTCCAATTACTAAAAGGTTGTGGTTTTAAAAATCTATCATTTACATCATCGTAAATAAAATTTTTTCCAGCATATTGTTTTCTAAAATTACCATTGTAGGAAGTTTGTTTCCAAGTACCACCTTTAAAAAAGTTTTGACACCACGTTTCTCCATCAACATGCATATTATTTTCACCTAAAGGACCATTAGAAGTTTGAACATCATTACTTACTACAACAGTTCTTTTGACTACCCAAAGAGTGTTATCAGTAAAACCACTAGGGTCACGTTCTTGATTTATTTCACAAAAATGTGCCATTAATTTTCGCTCCAATTTCCATTTTTAACATTTGTATAAACTTCATTTATTTGCCAAACTCCTGGGCAAACTGCGTTAGCAGAAAAAGCATTTTCTTTTACAACTATCGCACCTGAACCACCAAAACCGTAACTACTTCCACCGCCAGAACCTCCACCGCCAGTATTTGCTGTTCCACTGTGAGCAGGTTGTGGTCCACCGTAACCAGTAGTGTTTGATCCACCACCACCTAAACCACCAACAAGAGCATTTGAACAAGGTGGGTCACCAGTCCAACCTCCGCCACCGCCGCCGAAATAAGAACTATCTCCTACACAAGCAGGCATCCAAGGTATAGTAGGACTTCCTTTTCCAACACCACCACATCCAGCAGTTGAAGGTCCAGCATTACCGCCAGCACCACCACCGCCTCCTCCAACTTGAGGTACAGTAGGTTGTGATCCTCCACCAGGATTACCAAAACCTGAACATGGGAAACCTGAAATATCTCCTTGAGTAGCTGAACCTACTGGTTGAGCTCTTGAACCAGCACCACCAGAACCTCCAGGGTTACCATTTCTTCCAACAGGTCCACCAGAACCTCCTCCGCCACCGCCACCTTGAGCAGTAACTGGATTTGTTGGATCACCAAAAACTGAATTATCTCCAGGTCCACAAGCAGATGGACCACCAGATGTTCCACCGCCGCCAATAGTAACTGGAACAGTAGAAGCTGCTAAAGGAAAACATGCAATATATACAAGACCGCCCGCTCCACCGCCACCGCCTTCTGGTCCACCAGAACCACCGCCAGCGACAACCATTAAACTTACAGTATCGGGAGCTTGAGGATTTCCTTTTACATAACAACCAGATGCAGTTATTGTTTGAATATTTTCACCTACACATACTGGACCTGTAGCTGCATTTGGAGGTCCTATTATTCCACCATTAGCCATAATTAATTATCCTCCTTAGTCAGATATAATTTCGTATGAAATCAAACATTCTAAATCACTATTTGCAGAAGCTGTTCCTTTTATAATTTCACTTTCTTCTAAATAAAAACTATTGTCTTTACCTACAACTGATAAAGTTGCATCAGCGGGTACAGAAATTGTACTTGCAATAGCTCTATCATTAGAACCATCATTATATTTAATTGTTACATCTGCTGCATTTGTGCCATCAATGTTTGAAACCATTATTGAATTAATTTTAAAAAC